TCGCGTACCGCTACTGGCGGCACTACGTCTGCTGCTGTTACTGCCGAAGGCGCAACCACGATCGCTATTACCGGCGCTGGTGCTAACGCAACCGTTCGCCAAGGCGATGTGTTTACCGTTGCTGACAGCTTTGCTGTGAACCCGCAAACCCGTGAATCCACTGGTTCGCTGTTCCAGTTTGTAGCCGCTGCTGACGTTACGCTAAACGCCTCTGGTGCTGGCAACATTACTGTTGCTGCTATGTACTCGGCTGATCATGCTTTGGCTACCGTCAATGCACTGCCGGGCAACAGCAAGGCCGTAGTGTTTGTTGGTGCAGCTTCTAGTCAGTACGCGCAAAACTTGGTGTACCACAAAGACGCCATCACCTTTGCTACCGCTGACCTGTTGCTGCCCCAAGGCGTTGACATGGCTAGCCGCGCAGTTCACAACGGCATTAGCTTGCGGATTGTTCGTCAATACGACATTAACAATGACCGTATGCCTTGCCGTCTTGACGTGCTGTACGGCTACAGCGTGATTCGCCCCCAAATGGGCGTGCGTCTGTGGGGTTAATTTGATGCCCCTTCGGGGGCTTCAATTCACAATATCTTTGAAAGGAAATTATCATGGCTCTCCCTAATGGCGGCGGCGGCTATCAAGTTGGCACCGGCAACCGTAACGAACCCGTTATGGGCGCAATGGCGGTTCCGCAAACCGCGACCGCAACCGCAACCCTAAGCGCTGCTCAAGTGGTTAATCAAATGCTGGTAGCAAACCCGTCGGCTACTGCTGCTATTTACACGCTGCCTACCGGCGCGTTGATTGATGCGGCTGTGCCTAACGCTACTGTTGGCAGCACGTTTGACCTGAGCATTGTTAACATCGGCACTTCGTCGGGCACTGTGACCTTGGCAACCGCCACGGGCATTACTGACGGCGGCAATGCTTTTGTTGCTTTGCCAATCACCTCTAGCGGGATCTTCCGATTCCGTAAAACAGGTGATGGAACTTTTACGGTGTATCGCGTTGGCTAATTGACTGGGGCTTCGGCCCCCTCGCTTAAAAGGAACCATCATGTCAAACACTAAGCCTGTTGGTGTTGCGTACGCTGATCCTGCACTGGACGACGCACAGTTTACGCTCTACACAGTTGCCCAGCTGCCCGCTGCCTCTGCCGCTCTGGCAGGGACTCGCTCGGCTGTGAGCAACTCAAATGCCGCGTATTCCGGCAACGCTGGGGCCACCGTTGCTGGCGGCGGCTCCAACATCGTGCCCGTTTTTTGCAACGGCACGAACTGGGTTATTGGCTAATCAAGTGGGGGTTTCGGCCCCCGCTTTTGCACTTATGGCAGTAATTTACCTAACGCATCCCGTGCATGGCGCTAAAGTCGCTACGCTTGACATTGAAGCAGAAGCCGATATACAAAACGGTTGGTCACGCTACAATCCCGAGGAAGTTGAGCCGGTGGTTAGCCACGAACCCAAATTGGCCTTGGTAAACAAGCTAGTGCCTGTGGTTGAAAAGCCGGAAGAAGTTGTTGAATTAGCGCCGGTTGTGCGGCGTGGGCGACCCAAGCTAGCGCGGTAGTCCGAAACAGGAGCGTTACATGGCAACCTATACGGCGGGCGATCAGATTAACCGGGCGCTGCGGCTGCTAGGTGTGCTGGCCGAGGGAGAAACACCTTCGGCAGCGGTGTCGCAAGATGCCTTGATGGCGCTCAATCAAATGATTGATTCGTGGAACACCGAGCGTCTGGCGGTGTTTTCTACGCAAGATCAAGTTTTCAACTGGCCGACTAGCACAATTAGCCGTACCCTTGGGCCTACTGGCGACTTTGTGGGCAACCGGCCCATTTTGCTAGACGACTCGACGTACTTCCGCGACCCCGGAACAAACGTCAGTTTTGGCATTAAGCTCCTTAACCAGCAGCAGTACAACGGCATTGCGGTTAAAACGGTTACATCAACTTACCCGCAAGTGCTGTGGGTCAACATGACGTATCCCAACATTGAGATGTACATCTATCCAGTGCCCACGCGGTTGCTGGAATGGCATTTTGTAAGCGTTGACGAGATAACGCAGCCCGTTAACTTGGCAACCGATTTGACGTTTCCCCCAGGCTACTTGCGGGCGTTTACTTACAACTTGGCGATGGAGTTTGCGCCTGAGTTTGGCGTCGAGCCGTCGCCCCAGGTGCAGCGCATCGCCATGACCAGCAAGCGCAACTTGAAGCGCATCAACAACCCTGACGATGTGATGAGTATGCCGTATTCGTTGGTTGCTACTCGCCAGCGCTTTAATGTGTACAGTGGGAATTTTTAATGCTACCTAGCGTGCCACCACGATTTACCCATCCATATGGCAGTGACCATGTGAATGGATACGTTGTGCTTGGCCGCAATGTATTTGCGTTTTTCGCCTCTTTGCTTTGCGTACCAAATGTCCTTGGCTTGATCAAAGCTCAGTTTTTTGGATTTGCCAAGTTCATAAAGCGCGTGTTGACTATTCCCTGCTGGCGACATGTATTCCAGATTTTTGACGCAGTTGTTGGCTTTGTTGCCGTCCTTATGGTTTATCCAAGCGTTGTGCGGTCTGCTGCCCAAAAACGCTTCCGCAACTGCGGTATGAAGGGCTTTGTGGGTGCGCTTTCCGTCAACCGACAAAGTAACAAAAAGATAGCCATCTGTTCGCAATGCAGGGGCCAAGATGTGCCCCGCGTCAACATACGCCAACCCGCGCACGATTTTATTGATAGTCATTTGCGAAACGCCAAACATGGTGGCAACTTTTCGTTGACTTTTTTGCGCTGCGTATTCTTTTTTAATTTGTTCAATTTCAGAATCGGTAAATCGCTGGTGAAACTTCCCCCGCGACATGCTGCGGCGTACAATTCCTGCGCTGCTCACTTCGTAGCTATCCTCATGGCCCGCAAGTGGTTTCCAATCGTTCATGGTGTGGCTCCTAGCTGCGATAGGAGTATATCATAAAGTCCCCTATACTCGGCTCTACCTATGTGGCCCGCAGCGTCAATGCTGCTACTGCCAGAATGGTGAATATTTACCCAGAAATTGTGCCAGAGGGCGGCAAAGAGCCTGCGTACCTTCAGCGCTGCCCAGGCTTGCAGCTGCTTGCTAGCGTAGGCACTGGGCCTATTCGCGGCTTGTGGGCGTTTTCACCGCAAGACGGCACTGCTTTTGTTGTGTCTGGCTCGCAGTTGTACAAGATCAACAACAGCTACACTGCTACGCTGCTGGGCACTGTTGCGGGCACCGGGCCGGTGAGCATGGCCGACAACGGCACACAGTTGTTTATTGCGGCTAACGGCCCGAGCTACATCTACAACAACACGACCAACGCCTTTGGGCAGATCACTGACCCGGACTTCCCTGGCGCTGTGACCGTGTGTTACTTGGACGGCTATTTTGTCTTTAACGAGCCAAACAGCCAAAAGATGTGGATTACATCACTGCTGGACGGCACCTCGATTGACCCGCTAGAGTTTGCCAGCACCGAAGGATCACCCGATGGTTTGGTTGCCGTGGTGTCCAACTTCCGCGAGGTGTGGGCTTTTGGCACCAACTCAATTGAGGTTTGGTTTGACTCTGGCGCTACTGACTTTCCGCTGCAACGCATCCAAGGCGCGTTTAACGAGTTGGGCTGCGCTGCTCCTTACTCAATTGCCAAGATGGACAACGGGCTGTTCTGGCTCGGGCGCGATCGCCGTGGGCAGGGTATTGTTTACCGGGCCAACGGCTACACCGGCCAGCGCATTAGCACCCACGCCGTTGAGTGGCACATTCAACAGTACGGCAACATTAGCGACGCTATTGCCTACACCTACCAGCAAGACGGCCACAACTTTTATGTGCTGATTTTTCCAGGCGCCAACACGACCTGGGTATATGACGTTACTACCCAATCATGGCATGAGCGGGCGGGTTGGAGCAATGGCGACTTTACCCGGCACCGCAGCAACTGCCAGATGGCGTTTAACAACAAGGTGGTTGTGGGCGATTACGAGAACGGCAACATCTACGCTTTCGACATGGAAACGTATGCCGACAAC